CGCCGCTGTCGGCGTGCCGGAGGTGCCGGTGAAAATGTCCACGTTCAGCCCGACACTGGTCTGCGTCAGCGCCGTGCCACGCATCTGCGCCTGGAAGGTGAAGTTCGGGTCGCAGTCCACGTAGCACTCGACCACCGTGGTGGACGGCAAGCCCGATGGCGCGGTCCAGCCCTGGAACCACTCCATCTTGCCGGTCACCGGCGAGAGATACTTGCAGCCCCGGAAAATCCCCAGACAGGTGGTGCCGCCCTTGGCAAACAGCCGGACCGTGCCGTCCGTTGCCAAAAAGCACGGATCGCCAAAGGCGATCTGCGAGCTGTAGTTGAACAGGATGTTGAAGTTGCGCACCCCGTAGTTCGGCTGACCGCCGCCGAACTGACGCGAGGTGGAAAAGCCCGATGGGGCCAGAAGATTGGCGGGCACGCGCTGCGCTCCCTTGCGGGAGGAGCATCAGCGGCGCGCCAATACGTCCTCGGGTTAAAGGTTCAGGGGGTGCCCGGCGCGGGCGCAGACGGGGCTCGCGGCCCCTATGTCGGTCGTGGCCTCCGGCGCGGAGACCCCAGGAAAAGCCAACGTCCGCATCCGCGGAGCCCGCTACGTCTGGCGGCGGGACTATGCGATCAGTTGGCGCGCAAGTCCAGGCACTCGTGTCGCGGTAGCTGAGACGGCACGCGCTGGCACTCCAGCATCGTCATCACCGGATGGCCGCAATCCGCCAGCCGGCGCAGCTGCGGACAGTCCGTCCGGTGCAGCACCACACGATCTTGCTCGATGTCGAACTCCACCGCGATGTCCATCGGTCCCTCCAGGGCGGGGGCGCGCACAGGCCATGGCGCGCCTCCCGCACACGGCGGCGGCTCACCCCATAGGGTTCTTGCCGCCGCCATGCTGCGATCGGTCAGTGCAATCCACTGGGAGGAAAGACCGACCGCATGACGAATATGTTGGGCGTGCTGCCCTTGGGCGCCGCATAGAGCGAACCGTCAGGCTGCTCCCAGGTATCGATGCCAGGTTTGTCCAGGTCAGGGCGGCGCATCCAGCCTCGCTCTGCCCCGGTATAGATGTCGCAGTGCGGCAGTTCGGCAAAATGCTCCAGTGCGGGCGGCGGTCCGTTCCGTTCGCGCAGTGCCACCCGCAGCGCGTGCTCGACAAACTCATTCCAGCCGTAGCGCGCCTCGTGGTCGCCGGATGCCTCCAGCACCGCCTCCACGATGTTCTTCGACAAGCGAACGGTCAGAGGAGCGAATGTCATAGCCCGTCATCCACCACATTCACGTCCGGCGGGCGCTCGTAGTGTGTCTTGAGGCCGTGACCAGAGGCACGGTGCCCGGCCAGGCCCAGCCGCTTCATGTGGTCCGCCACCTGCTGGCGGGCAAACGCCCCGTCCAGCTCACGCGCGTCCTCACTGATCTCCGCCGGACGCTCCATCAGCATCAAACCACCACGGACGATCTCAGCGCCTTTTTGGAGGCGGCTGCCGGTCAGTTCAGGGTGGCGCTCAGGAGGCACCGGGGTCCAGCCGTTGGCCTCCAAATTCACCATGTGCTCGATGTCCTCGAACCCCATGAAGCTCTTGCGCTTCCACCCGTAGTCCATGCCGGGCGGGATACGACTGCGGTCGAAGTCGTAGCGGTTGCCAGGGGTGCGGATCAGAATGCGCTGCGGCACACGCTGCTCGCTGCGCTGCACACCACGAAAGCTCATGCGCCCTCCACTCGATGCTGCACCGGCCAGTTGGCGGTGACCGTCTGCTGGTCGCGGCGGTGACGGATGTTCGAGCGCCGCCGCGCGGACAGAAAGATCGGCGTCACGCACATCGCCACCTGCGGATACAGCCGCTTCATCGTCGCCATGCTCGCCCGCGCCTCCGCCTCGGTGGGAAACTCCCGCTCGTGCACCTCCAGCTTGGTCAGGAACGGAATGGACGACGGCGCCGCCATCGACAACCGCCAACCGATCGGCTCGTCTAGCTCGCGCTGCTCGGGCATTGCTCACCTCACGAGTTCAACCGGCCGTTCGCACGCAGCGTCGCCTGGTTCATCTTGTAGCGCCGATAGCGCCCAGGCTGCAGCACACCGTTGCTGTCGCGCCAGTCGTTGACGGGCACGTCGGGCATCGTGGTGTCAGCAAAGTCGCGTTCATCCGCCGTCAGCCGGAGCGGGGCGTCACGCCGGGGCGCGTCAGGGGAGCGGCGGGTGACCGGCATGTCGGCACCGGTGCGCCGGATGGCACCACGCTCGTCGCGCGGCGGCGCAGCAGGTGGCGGCTCAACAGGTGCGTCATCAACGTAATACTCGTCCACCGTCGGTTCCTCACGCTCCATCGCACGAGGCCCACGGCCGCCGGGCGCGCCGGCATACTTCTCGACCGATCGGAAATACTCGGGAGTATCAACCTGAATACCGTCCGAGACGGTGAGGTGGTGCGCCGCAACGACGCGGTTCTGATAGGTCTGGTCAGTGAGATACTCCGGGTGCCGGTCAATCCAATCACGCTGCAGCGGCGTGAACCGCGACATATACTCCTCCCGCGTCGGCTGTCGCTCCCGCTGCGTCTTGTGCTGCTCGCGGGCATTCGCCAGCCACAGCTTCTGCTGCTCGGTCTGCGCCAGCTGCGCCTCAAGCCGCGCCAGCTGCCGCTGCGCCGTGCCCAGCTCGGCGAAGTTCCCCGCCTCGTAGAGCTGCACAATGTGCTGCTGCAACGCCGTCGCCTCACCATCGAGCCGCGCGCGCGTCGCCTCCATCACCCGCTCGTCCGCCGCCCAACGATCCTCCACGGCCGATGACTGCGCCGCCTGGCCGCGCGCTCGCTCGTCCGCCAGCTCGCGCCGCAGCCGCTCGTTGTCGCGCAACATGCCACGCACATCCTCGTCGTAGACCGGTTCACTGCCGTTGCCGCTCATGTGCCCCCCTCCCGAGCCGGTGGCAGGCAGCCCTCCAACGTTGCCTTGTGCCACCGCGAAATCACGTCCCGCAGCAAAACCCCATGGTCCATCGCCGCAAGATGGCGACGGGCCTCTGTAGTTAGTTCCGGATCGGCCGCAAGTGCCACCGTCAGCCGCGCGTGCGCCTCACCCGTGCGCCCCATCCCACGCTCCGCCGCACACTCATGCAGGTGATGCACCAACCGCTCGCGCGTGCTCGCGTCCGGCTGCGGCGCCACCGGCTTGCGATGATGATGCAGATGCAGCGCCATCAGTAGGCCCGCGACGCCGCACGATACAGCCGCGCCCGCACCGCACAGTCCTTCGCCTCCAACAGCTTGCGCAACGCCATCTCGCGCTCCGCGTTCACCGGCAGCTCGTCCGCCAGCCATACCGCCAGCTCAGCAAACCGCTCGGATACCTCCGCCAGGTCCGGCGGCAGATGCCCGTAGGAAAAGAACTGCAGCAGCGGATCGTCGCTCACAGCACAATGTCCGGCGCCGACAGGATCAGTTTGATATCCACGTCCTGCGCCACACGGCAGCGTTGGTCACCCAGCTGGAACGCCCACGTGTCGCCCACATTGATCGCCACCCAGTCCCCGACACGCGGCACCACCTCGCCAAAATCGTGCGTCGCATCGGAACGGAACGCGAGGGGGCCAAGTTTCAGGACCAGGCCGACCTTGCCTTGGTAGTTGTCCTCCTTGCGCATCCCCTGGTTGGCAGGCAGCAGAATGCCACCCTTGGTCTGCTCGGGGCGGATGTAGACGGCGAGCAACACGTCGGCACCGAGCGGCGTCACCTGATCGAGGTGATCCCCCAGGGACAGGAAAATGTCCGACTTCGGGTCCGTCGCATGGACCATCGCCACCGCGCTCATGCTTCCTCCAGCTTCGCCAACAGCGCGTAGGCGCGCCGCACCGGCGTCATGTCCCGCTCAAAGTCCCGCATGATCGTCGGAGAGCGGTCACGGGATTTGTGCCGCGCGTCCAACTCGGCCGCCAGATCGTCGGCCAGCTCACGCAACAGATCGGTCAGTTCCGCGGTGTTCATCGTCCCTCACCCGGTTCAGTTCAGCGGCAGCAACCATCACACGGCGAATGCCTTCCAATACGCCAAGCTGGTAGTGGTAGTGCTCGAACGTGGGAGCGCGGCGCTGCACCAGGGCGGTGACTTCGCGCTCGAACATCTCCAGCACGTGCGGCTCCAGCCGCATCCAGAGCTGCGGATCGTAGTAACGCGGCGCCGCATCCTCGCCGAGAATGTCAGTGACGCGGAGTGCCGCCATACGCCTTCGCCTTCTCGATCCGGCCCTTGCCGCCACCAGAGGCCGCGTTCAACGGATACCGCGTGCTGCCACCACGCGCCCGAAGGCCGGGCGGCAAACCACCCGCGAGACCTGGCGGTGGCGGCCCACCAGGCATCGGGCCGGGACCACCAGGGGGAGCCATCGGGGGCGCTGGCGGACCACCCGGAGGCGGGCCAGCAAGCCCCGGCGGCCGGCCAAGACCAGGCGGTCCACCAGCGGGCACCGGAACCGGCATGGGCATCGGCCTCTGACCGCCTTGGGGCGCAATAATGACGTTCGTCGTGTGCTTGCCCCGCGGCCCACGACCGCCCCGCGCGTAGCCGTCATCCGATCCATCCTTGTTCAGCCCAGGCGCGGCACGCCGCACCACCTCCTGGTCCGCCGCGTTGCGAGCCTTGTCCTGCGAGCGCGCGAGCACGCCCCCGCCGGTGGCGAACGTCTTCTTCTCGCCACGATGCAAATGCGCCTCGTGACGCGTCACCGCGGATCGGGGGGTGATCTCCCCGCCCGTGCGGTAGCCGCTGCGCTCGATCAGTTTCTCCGCCTTCGCCCTGCGATCATCGGCCACGACGCTTCCTCCTCTGCTGCTCCTGGCTGTAAATCGCCCAGGCGAGGCCAGGGTCGTAAACCTCGCGCTCGATCTCCCGCACCCGCCGGGGCTGCACGTCGAACGCCTCCATCCGGTTGCGCGCCTGCAGCGCCTTGTTGCCACAGTCACGCTCCGCAATCGCATCCACATAGGCCGGCGCGTCCGGCGGCAGCGGCAGTGGATCGCGCATCAGTTGCCGCAGACGGTTCATTTCCGCCCCGCCGGCCGGGGTGCAGGCTTGCTCGCCACCTTCCGCTTCACCGCAATCTCCGCCAGCCCGCGGCTGTGGTCCCGCTCCGCCTGCTGCGCCTGCTGGTCCTGCTGCCGTCTGGCCAGGTGCCGATCCGCCGCCTGGCCCTGCGCGTCCGACGCGGCGGTCTGCACATCCAGAGCGTGAGACGCAAGCCCCAGCCCATGCTCCTGCGCTGCGGTCTGCCGATCATGCGCCAGACGCCCAAGGCCCAGTTGATGCGTGGACGCCAGCTTCGCCCGTTCAGTTGCCGTCTCCGTGGTCGCACGCTGCTGCTCAACCGCCAGGCGCTCGCGCTCGACCGCAAGACGCGCATTTTCCACGCGCTCCTGCGAGGCAAGCTCCGCCATCCGGTTCTGCTCGGACAGCACCGACTGCGCGTGCTCGGATTGCGTCTGCACCGCCTCGGCCGCCGCCTTGCGCTGCGTGTCCTGCGCGTCGTTCTGCGCCGTCGCAATCTTCGCTTGGGCTTCGAGCATCCGCGCCTGGCCGATGAGAGGATCGGGCGGCGCCGCACCACCCTGGGGTGGCTGCGGGGTCGGCTCGTGCAGGAACTGCTCGGCATCGTTCACGCCAATACTGGCCCACGCACGGCGGTGCACCCCCACACGATCGTAAATGTCCGGGTTCTGCCCGGCCACGGTGACCATCGCAGTCGCCAACATGATGCGGTGCATCTGCGACGGAACGTTGGGATCAGAGGCCGGGATCAGCTCCACGTCACGGAACTCCTCCGCCGTCTCCCAAATGTGGGCCGGCGAGGGGTTCAGCGCGTGCAGCGTCTCCGGATGCTCGGCAAATACCTCCTTGAACAGCATCATCTCGCGCGCCTGCGAGCGATACAGCCGCTTGTGCACGGCCGATGACATTTGGGTGGCCTGCTCGATCATCGCGAGGATCGTGCCCACCGGAATGTCCACCCGGCTGTCGCCCATCGGCATGTCCGCAGCCGCCGAGGCTTCCGCACTCTCCTTGGCGATCAGGTCGGCAAACTGGATCAGCGCGTTCGACACGTCCTTGTAGGGCAACGGCATGAACGCATCGGAAATCTTGTCAAATCCGGACACGTCCACGTCGGTCCACTCACCCGGACCAGGGTTGATGTCGTTGGAGGAAGTCCGAACAGTTTTGGCACGCAGCCCACCGGGGGCATTGGCATACATCCCGGCCGTCACCAGAATGCGCCAGATCGCCCGCAACGCCTTGGTCTGGTTGCCGAGCAGGTGGCAGTGCCCGAGACAGAGAAACCCCAGCGCAGGGACCATGCCGTAATGCACGATGTTCATGCGACGCTGGAACATCTCGTCGTCCCGGTGCCAGCGGCGCCTGATGTCAACGATGCGCTTCGTGTCGCGCTCGAATGTCACCGCATACGAGACCGGCAGATCACCTGGCGCATGGCGGTCATAAAACCCGTAGTCATCGAGACAAATGTCGGCCGTTGTCTCGTAGAATGTGTAGGGCGTGTCGCGGGGCCGCAGACTGATCGGACGGACCCCCTCGATCTCCTGCAGCTTCGTCTGGTCCGGTGTGTAGGTCGGGAACGGCTCACCGAGCGGAACATCAGCCCAGTGGTCGAAATACATCATGCGCCGCGCCTGGGATCGGGTGATCTCGGAGCGGTGCGTCACCCGGATCGCTGTGTCCAGATCAGTCGCGTCCTGGGACACGATGAGGTCCGCGACATCGATGACTTCGGAGGTCGGGCGACGGCGCAGCGGGTGGCAGTAGACCTTCTTGAACAGGTTGCCCGAGTGCATGAGCCCAAACAGCCCACGGTCCATGTCCGGGTAATAGCTCTGGTCTGCCTGCGTCAGGTAGTAGTTGATGTCTCGCTCAAACGCCTGCGCAAGATGATCCTGCATGGCGTCCGAACCGTATCGGGTCGCCACCTTGCAGGGACCAGTGGAGGGCAGCAGCTCAGCACTGGCAGCCGCCTGCGATTTCACTACAGCGGAGAGCAGGAGCGGGTGCCCGATCTTTGACACCGGGCCTTGCTTGCTGCCGGGGATCTGCTCAATCGTCAGGCCGAGCAGGTCCATGCTCTCAGCCAGATTGTCGATGAAGACGCGACGCGTTTGTAAGTCAGCGTCCACACCTTCCGACAGCTCGTGCGCCAGACCACCGCAGTCGTGGTCCATCTGCAGCGCCAGGTTCTCGTCAAAGTCGTCAGAACCGATCGGTTGTCGGCGGACGGCAGGCATCGAAATAGTCACGCCACCGTCGTCATCGATCGAGACCGTGGTGGGAGACAGCGTGTCGCTCATGCCACACCATACTCATGCGGGATCGTGCGAACCTGGCCACGGAACATCAGCGCCTCACGGGCCGCCTCCTCATACTCCGTGGCCAGCTGCGCGATCGAGTTGCGCCGCAGCCAGGACAACGCCATCGACGTGCTGTCCACAAAATCATCGTGCTTGCCGTGCGGGAACCGACCAACTTCATCGATGACGGCTTCCGCCCACGTGGTGTTCGGCGCGTAGATCAGGGAGGACGTGAAGAGCGGCACGATCGCGTGCAGACGCAGCAGCTTGTCGCCCTTCGGATCGATGGTGATCACGCGCGCCTCACTGTCACGGAGCAGACGGCGCAGCTCTTGCGCGACAGAGAGGCCGGATGCCTTCGCCTCGATCAGGATCGTGTCGGCCTTGCGCCGGCGGATGGTTTCGAGGAGACGGATCTTGAGGTCGGGCAGCTCCAGACGGTCTCGCCAGGCGCCCATCAGCATCATCTTCGGATGCCCGCGACGGTCCGACCACGCACCCCACACCGTCACCGCCGTCCAGTCGTTCGTCGTCTTCTCCGTGTAGGCCGTGTCACAACTGATCAGCACGTGGTGCCAGTCCGGATAGAGCGTCCGAACCAGCGGCTTGCCTGCAGTATCGTGATAGGTGCGGTTCCAGAACTCCTCCTCGTCCGGCGGCGGCCAAACCTGCCACCACTCGCGCTTGATCACCCCACCACCGCGCGGCTCGGGCGACTGCTGGAACTGTCCGGCCCACGCATACGGGCCAAGGCGCTCGCGGATCAAACGCAGCTCGCGCGATGGTATCCGCTCCGGCCAGATCGGCTCGGCGTCGGTGCTGCGCGGATCGGACCAGGGCAGCGTCGTCACACAGTGCCGCTGCGGATCATACTCGGCAGGCAGGCAGAGATGCACCACATCGCCGGTGTCGAGAATGTGGCCCGAGAGATCCCGGTCACCGAGACGCTGCATGATGATCACCTCCGCACCGGCAGAGGGATCGTTCGACCGCGTTTGCCAGACTTCCTTGTATGCCTTGATCTGGCTGTCGATGATCAGCTCGCTCTCCGGATCGTCCGGCTTGTGCGGATCATCAATCAGCCGGATCACACCGCCACGGCCCAAGCTCTCGGGTATGCCCGTCGATATGCGCGAACCGCCGGCCGTGGTGTCATACTGGATCTGATTGTCGCGATCCTCGGCAATGACGACGCGATCACCCCACAACGTTTGAAACCAGTCAGAGGCGATCAGACGGCGGGCAGTCACACCGTCTTCCTGCGCTTTTTTTGCACCGTAGGATGCGCAGAGAAAACGCGTGCCAGGACCGATGCGCGGATTGTCCGGATCAGGCTCCTGCGCCCATGTCCAAACCGGCCAGGCAACGGAAGTGAGCAGCGTCTTGCAGTGCCGCGGCGGGATGTTGATCAGAAGACGGCGGATCTCACCCCGCGTTACTGCTTCCAGGTGCTCGGCGATGGCGTGGAGGTGCCAGCCGTCAATGAATGTCGAGGGATCGATATACGGCCACGCATGGCGCAAGAACCGGATCAGCGAACCCTCGCAGTAAAGCCGTTCAGCTTCGAGGGCCAGTTGATCCGGGTCGAAATCGGCGATCAGTTCGGCCAGGTCGGCGTTCAATCACGCCTCAGTGGCAGGCATCGGCTCGGGTGCGGGCGCAACCACCGCCGGCTCATCAGCCGCAGGTGCAGGAGCGTCCGGCGCCGCGTCATGCGACTGCAGCGCCGTGATGAACTCGGCAACCGCGTTGGTGATGCGCGCAATCTCCGCCTCAAGCGCAGCCGGCAACTGACCGCCCTGCCCCTTCACCGCCGTGATGTCCTGGTGGATCTGCCCGATCTTGTCGTGAAGCTCCTGCGGAACCGGCATCAAGCGCCCCCTATTCCTGGTGTTGCGACGGGCGCACCGTAGCAGATCGTGTGTCAAGCGCGATAGGGCGCTGTTTTTGCGGGGAAATAGCCGCGCAGATGGCCTATCGCGCTGTCCTTATATATATGTGCGCGCCATGCTCTGCGATCTGACCGTCATGTGGACCTGCATGGACGTGCTCTACCACTCCTATCTCGGGCCGCCGCAGGACAGCTACGTCGAGCAGATGCCGCCATGCGCCGGACGGTGGGTGGCACTCCCCGATCCGGTGCCGCACGGCTCCTACTTCCTGGTCTACAGCGTGACCGTGAGCGGCGAGGCGCCACAGACCGCCACGTTCCGCGTCCAGGTGGGGGATAAAACCGTCGCCATCGTGCACCGCGGCGAGACCCGCAACTGGACGTGCGTGCCACTGACGGATCGGATCTCGTAACGACTACCGGAATTTTACTCCGGACATATTCGACCGGCAGAAATAGATTTCCCGCGCTCGCTGCCGACCCCCCACCCCCGCCCGCCCGTGCCTCCCCCGCGCCCGATGGCACTGGCGCTGCCGCGCGCACCCGCACCCTCCGCCGCATCGACCGCGCGCCACTCGCGCCGCGACCGAGGCGACTGCGATCCGTCCGATAACACCCATTTTCAGACGTGTCAGCCTTCGGTCGGCGAGGCGGGTGTAGATGCGTCTGTATCCACGGCCTCGCCATCGATGACGCCATCGCGTTGCCGCGCGAGCGACATCAGCACCTCAAGCTGCGACGGCGTGAGCGATCGGAGATCGATGCGCGACGGCGGCGCCTCGTTTGGATCGGCATCCTTGGGCTTGCCCCACGCGCGCTCCAACACGGCTTGCGACGCCATAAACGCGATGCGCGCGTCCTCGTTCTCGATCAGTTGCACGAGCTTCGCCATCGCTGCCATGGAGTTTTCCCGAGCCAGCGCCATGACTTTGTGCCACTCGGTGCGATGTTTGACGCCGCCGGGATTGCCGCTTTCACCCTTCTGCCAAGGCGGTCGCAAACCCGGATGACGACGATCCCGCGTAACGTCGGGTAGGCTCACTGCTTGCTGACTGACCATCCAAAATCACTACCACAACGACCCGGAGAGCGGCAGCGACCCTGCCAAAATCTAACTTGACGTTATGTGCCCAAGTGTGCACACTCCACACTCCGCAACGAAACGAACGGAGTGAAAATGCCAGCCTTATCAACGACTTCCATCAGCATAGGACCAGCGCCCGTTACGCGTCGGTTCTCAATTACGTGGCACGGCGATGACGACACGCTGCACGTCGCCAACGTGACGGTTGAGACCACGGGCGAGATGGACACGTTTCCCACCTCCATCGCAACCCACATCATCGATGGCGCGATTGAGCACCTCACCAACACCTCCACGTTCGGCACGTATCGCTACACCGATTTGGATCAAGAAGGGGGCGCGCTGTGAAGCGCGCTCTTTCCATCGCCCGCATCCGCTATCGGCACATCGGCGGCTTGCGCTTCCTCCGTGTCGGCAGGTTGCAGCTGTCCTGGTGCGTGTGCCGGAGGCGCGATGGCTGAACGGTCTGCCGGTGTGTGCCGGCATTGATGAAGGCGAAAGCCAGAAACCGGAGAGATGGAAATGAGAGTTCAAAAGACCAACCGACAGGGCGAATGGACGCTGTTATTCAACGCGTCGCAGATCATCAGCGTTGAGCGCGTGGATGCGTATGTCATCCACATCACTGCGCAGGGCATGGACGAGCGCACGTGCGAGCCGACGACGTTCAGGGTGCAGATCACTGCCAACGAGTATGAGCGGATCGTGACCGCTGTAACAGGGAGGGGCGCGCTGTGAAGCGCGCAACCCCCGTAGCGGCGGATGCGAGCTACATCGAGACCGGCGCTGCCAGCACCTCGTTTGTCGGTCCCGACGCGACATCGTTGTTCGCGGCAGTGTCCCTGCGTGCGGCGATCCGCATGTGGGTGAACACCAACGGCACGTTGAAAGCCTCGCGGCACTATACGCCGACTGCGATGGCAGCGGCAGCGACGCGCGTCACAGGCAAGCCCTACACGCGCAATCGCGAGAGCCTGCGCCAAGCGATGGCGGACCTGACGACCTGGATCGAGGCGATGAAGGCGGCGTTGCCGGTGGTGCGGTCGTGAGCACGCGCGACCTGACACTGGCGCAGTTTCTCGCTGCCCTGGCGCGCAACGGGTTCAAGCACACTCCCGGCCCGCTGCCGTATTTCACTGACCTGCGCCATGCGCACGCAGTGCACTTCGGGGCGATCCTGACCCGCGACGGTCGCACCCTGCGGCGCGCCACGATCAAGCACTTGCTCGCGAGCCGTGCGCGTGTGCTGGCCGATCCCAAGCTTTACGGCTGGGAGCGGCCATGATGCCGATCGGTTCGGGCGTGCGGTATCGGCAATGGCTGGGGCGTGTGGTGCGCAAGTCTGCCGAGCAACGCCGAGCGTGGCCACGCTCGCATGTGGCCGTGCTGATCGACGGCGTGGTGCATCAAATCCCATACCGTTCGCTGACCTATGTGGCGCGGCGCTATGCCGATGCCGTGGCGTGGGAGGCGCGATGACAGCTGTAACACTGCCGATGCCGGTGGCCAGCCCGGAGGCGGAAATGTGGAGCCAGCAACAACGGAGAATGGAAATGAGCAAACGACACGACGATGCGCTGTTCATTCAGGATGGTGCGTGCAACCCGCTCGCGATCGCCAACACCATGTTGGCGGCAATGCACGAGGTTCGTGCCGAGGGTGGTGGCAGTGAGGCGATGGCGCGCGACCCGGCCGTGCGGCTGATGTTGCATCAGCTGTGCCACCTCGCCCGTCTGCACACGGTGGACTGGAACACGAACACCGAATGCTTCGACTACACACGCGAGACTGACGCGTGTCAGACGCTGGCACAGCTTCACCCGTCATCGAACACGAAGGCGGGCGTGTGATGCCGATGCTCCGCCAGAAATACAAGACCTACGAGGGGGCGCGGCGGCGCGCTGCCTTCGAGAACATGGTGGCGCCTGGGGAGTTCCAGCGCGGCCAGCGTGCGCGGCTTTACACCTACGCGGTGGTGCAGATCGACGGCATGTGGCGTGTGGAGCGTCGGTTGCCGCCGAAGCCTGCGAAGAAAGGGGGCGTGTGATGGCGATCCCCGCATCCTATCGGACAAACTTCGCCACATTGGTGCGTGCCTGCAAGGCGGATGACCTCGCGCTTGTGGAATGCAAGGACGCGGCGACTGGAGAGCCGCGTTACGTCGTGTGCGCCATCGCGTTGCAGGACGGCGAGTATGAGATGACGCCGTTCGGGCATTTGTGCAGGGGCGACCCCTACGACGACTACATCGATCCATCTTCATCGATGCCGATGGATCGGGAGGGCGAGTGATGGGCTACTCCTGCACTGCCGCTGCGGCCTACACGCTGGAAGCCCTGACGACGCTCCTGGCGCTGCCGACATCCAACGGCACACCGGACGGCGGTTTCTTCGAGCGCGGGCGTGAGAACGCGTCTGGTGCCATTACTGGCATGGTCTGGAAGCCGCACCCGAGGATGCCCGGCCACGTGACGCGGCGCGGCGGGTTCCACATCGACCATGTGGGCAAGGTGCATCACTTCCCTGGCGTGCCGCGCGCGTTGTGGGCACGAGCGGAGGCGATGGCGCGCGAGACCTACGAGCGCAATCACGATCCGGTCGCCTACTACCGCCGCATGAAGGCGCTGGCCGACGCGCACGATGGGATTTGTCCTGGCGCGCTCTTCACCGTCTACAGCGATGACAATCCGCACGTGGCGGCGTTGAACGAGGCGGCGGCGCGTGTGCAAGCGATGCGGGGTGCGCGATGACGGAAGGCGCGAAGATTTCGATGGTCTGCCGCACGTGTGGCAGCACCAACGTGATGCGTGACGCGTGGGCGGTATGGGACTGCGAGACGCAGGAGTGGACGTTGGGCAATGTGTTTGATGCGGCCCAGTGTGACGACTGCGACGGGGAGACCAGCCTGGACGAGGTGCCATACGACGCGGAGTGCGAGGAAGCCGAACGCTATCCGCTGGAGGATGCGCGATGATCCATCGGCACTGCGAGCAACTGGTGTTGGTTTCCGCGCTGCGACGCGGGGACCTACTCGACCTTGAGGCGGACACCTACGCCGACCCGCAGCACGACAACGTATCGCACGAGCACGAGTTGGC